AATCCAGCAGCTGCTTCTCTGCCTTGTGCGCCAAACAGATTTGAAAATATTTGATCTGAAATGGAAGAAGCGGTGCTTGTAGCTGCCTGTATACCTCTAACACTAGGATCTCTGTAAACATTACTAGCTGCATTAGCTACTGCAGATCCAATAATACCTAGATCGGTGTTTTCATATTGAACACCATCCTGAAAGTTCAGTCCTTGTGGGAGATAGAGATTTACCGAACCGCCGGTAGTCGTGATTGTTTTATTATTAGCAACGCCTCTTTGGCCACCACGACCTTCTGCAGCAGAAAGGCTTCCAGTACCAGAGGCAAACCTCTGTGCACCAGTAGAAGAATTCAAAGCAGTAAAGCTGATCCTGCCTTCGTATTTCTCATCTCTTTCAATTGGGAAATTTAATGCCACTTTTTTACCTATAAATACCTTTAGTCTTTAATTATTTATATGGCTTGAAATGAAAACCTACAAGGGAAGATATAAAGTAAAGAATCCTGCCAAGTATGATGGTGACCATACACAAGTTATTTATCGCTCCTACTGGGAGAAGTTCGTCTTTATGTGGTGCGAAAAGCAAAGTAACATTAAATCCTGGTCATCTGAAGAAACCGTAATACCATATATTAGTGCGGTAGACAACAAATATCATAGGTACTTTGTAGATTTGAAAATAAATACTACAGATGGTAGAACTATACTTATTGAGATTAAACCGAAGAAACAAACTAAGCCACCTGCTGGCAAGAGAAGGACGAAAAGGTTCATTAATGAATCGTTGGAATACGTCAAGAATCAGTGCAAGTGGAAAGCAGCAAAAGAATACTGCCTGGATCGAAACTGGCAGTTCCAAATCTGGACCGAAGACACCCTACGAAGTATGGGAATGAAAACGTAAATGGCAAATCTATTTCAGAAATTAGAACTAGAAGCATTCCGTGCAGGTATCACACCTAGATCGAAAGAGTCTATGGCATGGTTCCGCAAGAAGGCAGCACAGCTTACACCTAGTAGATCCGGTCTTCTCCGTGACGAATCCGTTGAGCTGAAGAGCAGGCCTGCAATGGGTAACATGTACATGTACTTCTACGATCCAAAGCACAAAGAGACGCTGCCATACTATGATAGATTTCCTTTGATTATTATGTTGGATCGTGCACCTGGCGGATTCAGAGGACTAAACCTACACTATCTTCCATTAGACTTACGTGCCAAGTTCCTAGATGCTCTCCTAGACACTATAAATAATGACAGATATGATGAAAGTACTAGATTTAGATTGTCGTATGACTTGTTAAAAGGTGCGGCTAAGTTTAGACAGTTCAAGCCTTGCTTTAAGAGATATCTGTCTACTCATCTAAGATCTAGGCTTGCTTTGGTGTCACCTCCAGAGTGGGAGATCGCAACGTTCTTACCAACTGCTGACTTTGAGAAGGCATCTAAGACTACAGTATACAGAGATTCTAGAAGAAAGATGGTAGCTTAATGGCAAGCATTGAAGAACTAAAAGGAAGATTCGCACAAGGCGTATCTCGAGCAGACCGGTACAGAGTAATCTTACCGACAGAGTTTGGTGGCGATGCTAGATCGATTGATGCTCTATGCCGTGCTGTTAATATTCCTGGACGTCAGATCGTAACCAACGAAAGAACAATTGGTATGATGTCGCAGAAGATGCCATATGGTTTCTTATCTGAAGACGTTAACCTTACATTTCTTCTCGACCAAGATTACTCAATGAGAACATACTTTGAGAACTGGCAAGAGCAGATCATCGGATTCGACACATACGAACTAAAGTATAAAAGCGAATACGCCAAGACAGTAGTTATTCAGCAACTAGACCATGGTGATAACTCAGTGATATATGCTTGTAAACTGCTAAAAGCCTTTCCTACAACAATGCAAGCAATCGAACTTGGTGACGAAAACCAGAACCAATTAGTACAACTTAGCGTTCAACTTTCCTATACTGACTGGGAACGAATTAGATAATAATGGAGATACATTATGGCTTTGCCAAAACTTAATGAGACGATCAAGTATTCTACAAAAATTCCATCTAGTGGCGAAACGGTTCGATTCAGACCATATCTGGTAAAAGAAGAAAAGGTCTTGATGATTGCTTTAGAGCAGGGTGATGAACTTGGATCACTTGAAGCAATCTGTGATACTCTTGAATCTTGTATTGATGAAGAGATTAGTGTACGCAATCTTCCGATCTTTGATATCGAATATTTGTTTACTCAGATCCGTAGTAAGTCTGTAGGTGAGTCTAGTGATATTAAAGCAAAGTGTACTGAATGTGATACGTCAAATGATATCAAAGTAGATATCTCAAAAGTTGATATTAAAGTTCCTAAGGGAGCTAATGCAAAGAAGATTAAACTGTCTTCTGATATTACTTTAGAAATGAAGTATCCTACTTTGAAAGACATTGGCCCTAAAATGGTTAAATACAAAGGGAGTCAAACTGATCAAGCGTTTGATATGATTGCTGCTTGTATTAGCGCAGTTGAAACAAAAGAGGAAAGATTCTCGCTGGAAGAAGAGACACCTGAAGAAGTGATGAACTTTATTGAATCGTTCTCGACAGAGCAGTTCATAAAGGTTCGAGATTTTATTGAAAAGATGCCACGACTCAAACACGATGTAGAGTTTCAATGTGGTAGCTGTGGTCATGATAATAAGTTGACACTGGAAGGAACCGCTGATTTTTTTTAGTATGCCTCTCTCATGACAACCTGACAAATCATTATCAGGTAAACTTCCAGTTAATGCAACATCATCATTATTCTTTGACTGAAATCGATCATATGATACCTTGGGAGAGAGAAATCTATCTTGCTATGCTAATCAACTATCTTGAAGAAGAAGCCGAACGACAGAGAGCAAAATAAATGGCAGAAGCTACACTAAATGACGTAACCGCAATACTGCAAGAGCAAAATGAAGAGCAAGGTAAAACTACCTCTGCTGTCGCTGCGCTTGTACAGCGTTTTCAAAGTTTGCTTGATATGCAAAAAAGAAGTATTCTAGACGAAGCAGAGGCTACGAGAGAAGGGGGTAGGAATGGTGGCACAGAACCACCTTCTGCAACCGGGGGGCTTGGAGATGCCAAATCCCCTTTTGGTATTGGTGATGCGCTTCTAGCTGGTGCGGCTTTATCTTTAGCAACACTAGGTACATTCTTTAATCAAGAAATCGAAGAAGTTGTACAGCAAATTCGAGATGCATTTTTAAAGTTTATTGTCGATCTCCAAAAGATCGCATTCTCGATTAATAACTTATTAGTTAAACCTATTAACGTGAAACTTCTTGCATTGATCGATAGTTTTAAAGCAGGGCCAATTGGCAAAGCAATCGATGCTTTCTTTGATGCATTTCGAGGAACGTTTAGATTTATTTCTGGTGCACTTGGTAGAGCGGTCACATTGGTTTCTGGCGGTATGACGGCACTGTTACCAAGCTTTGAATTCTTAAAAGGTATTGGTAAAATCTTCAGTAGATTATTTTTACCATTGACAATCTTCATTACAGCATGGGATACTGTTAAAGGCTTCATTGAAGGATTTGAAGAAGAAGGTATTGTTGGTGGGATCAAAGGTGCAGTCATCGGATTCTTTAACTCTTTGATCTTTGCTCCGCTTGACCTTTTAAAGCAGGCATCTGCATTCGTTCTGAATAAATTAGGATTCGAGAATGCAGCCAATTTCTTAAACAGCTTTTCGTTTCAAGATTTATATACAAACTACATAGACTCGCTCTTTAGTATAGTTGGTCAAGTAGGTAACTTCATCAGTGAGCTATTAACAGAGCGTATTCCGTCCTTAGCATCTGATTTATACAAAAGTATTGGGAATTCTTTCGAGAACCTTACCGAGCAATTAAGAATTAACTTTGAAGTTGCACTCTTAAAAGTCGTTACACTGATCCAAAATATTCCAGATCGTTTAGTTCAGTTCTTAAGCGATAATCTTAGAATCAGTATTCCTAAGATTGCTATTCCTATTCCAGGATTCTTAGGCGGGGGCGAATTAGTTATCGCAGAGCCAAATGAGATTGGCGTGCCAGGGGGAGAGACAGCAAGAGCTAGAATCGCCGAACGTAATGCTCGATTAGAAGCTCAACTGTTAGAATTAAATAGACAGAACCTACAGAATGTTCAAGGTGTTGCTGCAGGTGGTACGACGGTCATCAACCAAAACAGTACTATTAGTAATGCTCAGTCGACGACCATCGCATCCGATATCCCAGCTGCTCAAGATATTTACATGAACAAAGGACTGCTGGGAGGTGGGGGAGGCTTCTAATTAGTCTTCGTTAGCCAGCTTTGAGAAATACGACATTGTATCGTCGTCATCCTCGTCTGTAGCCGCCGTAGAGACTGGTTCAACAGTCTTCATTGGTGCAGACTCAGCAGTAACTGTCAGGTCTTCTACCTGCTGTGCAGTGAGCGTGTCACCATGACCGAGTACCATATCCAGTCGAGACTTCAGTTCATCATATGACTTGAAGGTAGACGGATCAGTGAACTCCTGAAGGGAGTGGCACTGTGCATAGATACGTTCCATCTCTTCATCGTCTGCCAGTGCACTAGGTGCGGCAAACTCAGAGCGGTCGTAGTTACGCCAACCATCCTGCTTACGAATCTTAATCTTGAAGTCAGCACCTTCCCAAAGATCAAATGGGTTGATAGGCTGTTCATCTTCGTACTCTGGCTGCATAGCTGCCATGAGCTTATCAAAGATACGCTTACCAAACTGATAGAGGAAGACCTTGCCTTCATTCTCTGGATTCTTGCTATCAGAGATGACGTAGATGTTTGAGACGTAGTGCAGTCGACGCTTCTGATCACGTGCGGTCTGCTTGTCTTCGTCTCGACCCGAGTTCCAGAGCTTAGAGTTAAGCTCACCTACTGGGTCTTTCTGACCGAGAGTGGTAAGAGATTTCTCAATATACCACATACCGGTATTCTTACCCTTAAAGCCATGATCCCAGTATCGTACCCATGGAAGCTCCTCACCTTCGGGTGCCGGGAGGAAGCGGATAACGGCATAGCCATTCTCTGCTGCGTCAACGGTTGGCTTCCACATACGTGGATCAGGACCAGCACGTTGTTCGGTGCTTTCGTTCAGGGATGCTGCTGCATTGACCAACTTGTCGATGGAGGAGCTACGGGATTTTTTAAGAGCTGCGAGTGTCATATGTATATTCCTTGTATTGACTGAAGTATTAAGACGTGTATTATACTGTATTGTTTGTTGTATGTAAACCCCTATTTTTCTGGAAAGGTAATTGACCCTTCCTCTACCTCCATGGGTTTAAGTGGAGGATTCAAGTTGGGATGAACGGTAATAAAGCCGTCATCCTCAATGTCCTTATTTTTCTTCCAGAGTTCCGGTGCTTTGATCTGGGCAGACACATTCTCCGATTCCGGGTAAGGCGTCTGTTGATAGTGGTTCTTCATCGGATTCCACTTCCACGGCATCGATTGGCTCCTCTTCAATAGGTGTGATCTCTTCCATCGGCACTTCAGGCTCTGGTACCGGTTCGATAACCTCTTCTTGCTGGCCAAACGTTCCCAGCAGATTATCCTTGTAAATAAAACTGCACGCGCCGATGCCTAGAATGACTAGTACAAACGGGATGTACATTCCAATTAAACGTAACATAAAATTCCTCATATAGGTAACTTATTAATCCTTTCCAGGAAATTGAGGTCACGAGCCTCTGCCTCGATCTTATCCTTAATCGACGTATTGATCAGATTAGGAATGCGATCAGGTTCGATCTCGTGTTGATCCATTAGGTCAATTACTGCATCCATGTAAGGTACATCTTTCATGTAGATGTACTCTTCAACCATGTCACAGAATCTTTTACGACTTAGGATTTTGTACTCAATATCCATTATTCTTCTCGTAAAGAAACTCTTGATATGCCTCATTGCCAGACAGAATCTCATCAAGATTGTGGCTGTGAGCATAGTCCATATCAAAAGCTGCTAGTTTGTCTAACTGCTTCTTCTTACGGAACTGCGTATCAAAGTGCTTCTTACGTAGTTTGTTCTTAAGTGTAGCCATTGTATATATTCCTTTCATTAAGACACTCTATGAGTGTATCACACTTTTTTCACGTTGTAAACCATAAAATTATGAAGGCGATCTAAAATATTCTTCAGAATTGAATGGGAGAAGTTCCGACATAAATTTTAATCATTATAAAAATATTCCTTTAAAATTATGTAGATATTTATATATTGTCTAATGGGGTATAATAGTCGTATATTTCTCGTGTATATCGACTTGTTTCATTAAACTCATCAATAGATTCATTGATCACTGAACATGGAATACCTCTCATTGCATCATATTGTTTTACTAGATTTGCCAGTTTCCATCCTTCAATATCTTCTATCGTAACAT